GTATTTCCAGAAATGCCACACCTCCTACTCTTCGTTTAGAACTTCCCCTCATTGGTTGTCAGAATTCTGAAGATCCTGGATTTCCTCAAAGAGCTGTTACGAAACATTCGTTCAGAATCAAATGTAGACTCAGAAAACTCCAGGATTTAATTGAAGCATCCGATAATCATCCAACAAATGTAAAACCTTCACCCTTTAACATTCCTTTTACTCAAGAAACATCAACTGGTATTTCTACATTTACTTCTTTGACAAAAGATCAAATGTCTCCTCTACTTATTCAGCTAGAAACCAGACAAGTGTATATAGAGAAAGAGGATCAGAATCGTTTCTGTTCTGATCAACAAAGAATTCTTTTCCGTCGTGTGTATGAAAATGTTTTTAATCAGACGAGTAGTTATTATATAGCAGTAAAAGGTGGCGGTGTTTCTGCTGTGAACAGAAGATTGGATGGAAGACATCCTTCTGACAGAATTCTTTGGTTCTTCAGAACTAACCAAGATATTTTTATGAATAGACTTTCCAAAGTCTATCAAGGTTATTCTGAACTCAGTTTAACAATAGCAGGTCAGACAAGAGAACTTCCCAGAAATAGTTTAGTTTGGAGAGATATTACTAATTTTGCTAAAGAAGAACTTGATACTGATTCTGATATTAATACTATGAATTGGGGGCTTGGATCTATAGCAGAAAAAAGATTTTCTGATTTGAAATTACAAGCACAAGGTTCTGTAAATTTAACTACTGCTGATAGACCAACTTTCTATATTTCTTTAGCGGATGTTCCTACAGGAGTGCCTGCTGAGACAGAGTTACGGATTTTTACAGAAGGGTATTCAATCTTTCAGACCGATGGAAATGGTAGAGCGGAACTTTTTAGTATGAACTAATTTCTTCATACTGAAGAAATTGTACTCCATTTTTCATAAATGAAAAATGGCGAACTAATCGCACTCCATTTTTCTTCAATATAATCAGAATGAGTGGAAGACCTATGGGATTATCTATAAGGGCAGCTCCGCTGCCTCCTTCTCCTCCAGCAGAAAATAATATACCAGAAGCTTCACCAGAAAACTTTCGTGCTCCCTTCCCCGCTCTTTCTCTAGGTCTCAGAAAACCTGTAGCACAACCTCCTTTTAATCCAGAAACACATGGTCTTCTTGAAGGTGAAACTCTTGAGCCTTTTGTTTTAAATAAAAATTTTGCTTATAGAAGTAAAATTTTTAAGAAAAAAAATAAAAATGGTACAGTAAAATCAGTAAGAAAAGTTGCGAATAAAAATGTTGCTAGTGGTTCTATTTATGGTGAAACAAAAAAAGAAGCTTTAATTTACCAGCGTCTTCAAGAATTGCCAGATGTAAATAAATATTTATTACCATTTGAAGCAACCAGTTCAAATAATTCTCGTATATATCTTAATTTTAAATATGTTGAAGGAGAAGATTTAATTTCTTTTTTCAATAAACCATATGAATTAATAAATGGAGTTAAAGTATTTCTTTCTGCTGTAAAAGCATTATATTGGTTATTTAAAGAAGGAAAGTATCTTCACGGTGATGTAAAATTAGATAATTTATTTGTTACTCCTGATTATTCTGTTCGTTTGATTGATTTAGGAAGTGTGATATCTACAAGTTATATGTCTCGCAAAGATGCTGTTTATGAAGTAAATAATATTATAAATATGTTTTTAAGAAATGATCATTCTCCTATTATTAAAACTGAAAATTATACATTAGATGTTAAATTATATCAAATTGATAAATCAGAATTAAATAAAGGAAATATAGAAGAATTTATGGATACTTTTTACAAAGGTCTAATTGCTTTTATTGAAGAAAGAATGCCAACAACACCAACTAAAGGAGGTAAACGTAGTAACCATATTGGAAAAAGAAAAATAAAAACAAAGAAAACAAAAAGAAAGCAAAGGAGGAATAAAGCCAACACTAAAAAGAAGAACAAATGAGTAACACATATGGATTTGAAAAACCCGGTGGAGATATAGTCACTCTCTTAGACCTCACGCCTCGTGATGACCAAGATAATGAACTCTTCCCTCTTTCATCCGAAAAAACTTGGTGGCTCCCTGATCCTGAACGTCGCCTCCGTCCTTTTACTCTCAGTGTCCAAAGTTTTCCTATTCGCGGTCCTGCGTCTTTCGGCCAACGATTCACCTTTGACATAGGTTCCATAAGCGCCGGCGATCTTTTATTTAGCACTGTCATCCAAATCCAATTGGGTCACTGGTTCGATGATACAACCCTCTTACGTTTTCAAGCAGGGACTTATGAATATAAAAATAAACAAAGTCAAGATCCTTTCTTTTATGCGAATTCTCTAGGAACTGTTTTACTTGAGAGAGCAGAGTTAGAGATTGGTGATCAAACTATTGAAATTGTAGATGGTGATTTCCTAAATTTAACAAGCCTCCTTTTCCAAGATGTAAACAATCAATTTGGATTCTCTACCGATGGTCTTGGTAGACAACCTTTTACTTCTCTCCAATCAACCCCTTCTTCTCGACCTTTTCCCTGTCAGAATGATATGATTTTCATTCCCCTTCCCTTTTTCTTCCAGCGTGTAAAATTGGCTGAAGCTCTTCCTCTATTAGCTTGTAAAGAAGGTTCTGTACGTGTCCATGTGACTTTTCGTAAATTTGAAGAATGTGTAAGAAGGTTATCTGGTGTTCGTTCGTCTTGTTCTGATGTTCCTCTGAATTCTTCGTTTGAAATTATCAATAAAGGAGGTTCTATTCAAATGCCTCTTACTCTAAACACTTCTGTTGCCATCCCTCAATTCAAATCCATCCAACTTATGACGTATGCTGCCCACACAGATGGTAAAATGAGACAAGCGATTCTGAGAAATCCTTTTGAAATCATGTTTCGTGGATGTAGTATATTTACTTTTTCTGAACCTCTCAAATATACTACAAATAAAAATACAACAAATGATTCTATCCAAGTCCAACTTCCTATTGAAGCAAATCATCCCATGGAAGAAATTCTTTGGTTCGTGAGAAGAAAAGATGTTGATAACAATAATGAATGGACGAATTATAGTTCTGTTTTAAACAAGGACTATAATTCCATTTTTAATCCAAGAGAACCTCTTTTACTCTCGGCTACAATTCAAATGAATGGTATAGATCTTATAAGTACTGATGAAAAATGGTTCAGACAACATATAGCTTCCCATCATAAAGGTTCTGGTTCTTCTTTCCTCAATTTCATTTATGGATACTCTTTTGCTAAAAGTCCTGGGGAACATCAGCCTTCTGGAACAGCGAATGCCAGCAGACTTCAGAATCTTCGTTTGACATTGAATGTAAGAGGGGATTGTGGATTGTGGGAAGTGAAGGTGTTTGTTGTTTCCCTACAATGGCTCAGATTCCAGAATGGATTGGCGAATAAAATGTTTACTGACTAAATCCGCCAAAGGCGGATTTAACCGATCGGCCGAAGGCCGATCTCTAAAATACATCCTCCGTGAATTTATTCACCTGTTATTTCCTCAAGAGAAACAAATAAATTCAGAATATCCAAGAACAAATTCAAAGAAGCATCAATATAATCAGGAGGATTTTCTGGTCTTCTTGCTCTTATTTGTAAAATCTTTGTATCATATGCGATGAAGGCAGAAAAAAGGAACAATCCCACAAATGCCAAACCATCTTTCATTTTCTCTATAACACCTTGTTTCACATCAGTTAAAGAGGCAATAAAAACACCCAAATAACCTACAAGTAATCCTATTAATCCGGCAAATAAATATTTACCCCAACTCAAAATTCCTCCTTTATCCATGAATCCAACAATACTCATGGCAATAAAGAAACCCACAGAACCACCTACTACTTTGTTCATCAAATTATTATTGGACTCTTTCAGACTCTTGAAAAGGGCATGGAAATTCTGACCTAATAAGCTCAAGTATAAGAAAAAGACTATATATTTCAAAACTCCTACATTTAGAAATAATACAACAAAAAGTAAAATAAATGATAAAATACCTGATACTAAAGGCCAGTATTTCCAATCAGAAACTAATTTCTGGGATGTTACACCAACAGTAAGAGAAGACGCAAGTAAGTGTAAATAAGTTATTCCTATATATTTATTTGGACTTACCATTCTATTTTAGAAATCTTTTATTCTTGCTTCGCCGGTCAGATTTCTTAACCTAAATAAGCATATAACACAAGATCAGAATGGCCTCCGCAGGTCTTTTAAAAATTCTTCATAGTGGTATTCAAGACGAACGATTACTTTCCCCAAAAGAAAAACCCCTCCCTTTTACAAAAGGATTTTTGAAAACGGGAAGATTTACAACAGAATGGTATCGCGTTGATTTTGATAATCGGCCTGCTTTCGGTGTTCAAGCAAATGCTACACTTCCTCGTAGGGGACACCTTATTACTCGTGCGTTTCTGGTCACCCAAATGCCAGATATTCTGACCGCCCAAACACAAGCTCGTGCTTGGTGTGAAGCGAATGGAAAAACTTTTGTCGGTCCAACCTTCGGTTGGACTAATTCTGTCGGTCATGCTCTGGTCGCCCAAGCACAACTCACTATCGCTGCCGCTCCTATTGAAAATTTAGACGGACGTCTTCTAGAAGTTTTGGATGAATTCAATACACCTCTTGAAAAATTAACTGTTGTAAATCGTTTATTAGGTCGTCATGATAACTCTTTTTCTGCTTCTTCAAATCAATCACAAACCTATGTTACTCCTTTGCCTTTCTGGTTCAATCGTGGAGACCCTTCTGCCGCACTTCCTATAGACGCAATAGGTACAGATCCGGTACAATTGAATATTTCATTTAACTCTTTGGGAAATCTCTATACAACAACAACCAGAAATCTAAATATAAATACTCAGAATCAACAGACACTTGGAACTTTATTGAATTCACCTTTTTACTATCTTGATTCTGGTGGAGTTCCTGTTTCTGGCCTCTCAGGTAATCCTCAGAAACAGTTACTTGTGTCAGAAGTCCCAGGGATCAGAATGCCATCCTCTCTTACTCTAGGTTCAGGAACATACCTTTTACTCGAGTATGTGTATCTAGATAAACCAGAAGCAAATAGATTAAGACTTGGCGATCTTTCTTATCAAATCCCTCAACATTACGCTCTAACTCCGTATGATACAAAAGGGAGTTCAACCGCTCGAATAGATATCAGAATACCAAATCCTGTTCATCAACTTTATTTTTACGCACATAGATCTGATGCTGATCTTTTGAATGCTCCTTTTCTGGCCACACGGGATTTGAGCGGTCTTCCTGTTCTAGATATAGCTGGTATTGGCCCTATAGCTCCTTGGTGGCCAAATGCTTCTGGTCTCAATACAACAGAACTCCTCCCTCTTGTTCCAGCGTATTCTGATCTTGATTCTGAACCTATTTCAAAAATCCAATTGATCTATGAAGGAAGGCTTGTTCGCTACGCTTCTGATGCTCCCGCTTTCTTCCGCTCCATTCTGCCCACCTTCGAACACAGAAAAACTCCTTGGCATAATAAATACTACTACAATTTACCTTTTGGTACTCAGAATTATCTATTTGGTGTAACACAGCATACAGGAGAAGCAAATTTTGATAAATTGACTAAGGTAGAACTTGTATTAGATTTGAGTCCAGCAAGAGGATCTATTGGTACTCAAGGCATACCTTCTTACACAATTTATACATGGGCAGAAACATATAACGTTCTGAGGGTGTACGGTGGGCGTGCTGGTTTGTTATTTAATTATGCTGGTGGTTCTTCTTCATCCTCTTCTACATGGAATTCTGCTTCTGGTGCTACTTTGAATACTAATTGTTAGAATATATTATAGATGATCAGCCAAAGGCTGATCATCGGTCGTTTTGCTACCAAAGGTAGCAAATAATAAAAATTGATTTTTTTATAATTCTTTAATAAATTATACTAACGAATTATAAAAATGGCTACATCAAAACCAGAAAGAAAATATATGTCTATGAGTGATAGAAGATATGATACTATTACGGAAGGAATTCGTAAAAGTTATCCAGATTCTTGTATTCTCTGGGTTGAAGAAGTTAGTAATCCAAACTTAGAAGAATCATACCAGAAAAAGAAAGCAGAGATAGAGAGTAATAGAGGAAAACCTTGTACAGAACTCCTTCTATATCACGGAACAAGAGAAGCATCCATACAATCCATTCTTACTCATGGTTTCAATCCTAAAATAAATACTCGTTCGGCCTATGGTAAAGGTTCTTATTTCGCAAAAAATGCTGAATACAGTCGTGATTATGCTTCTCCAGCTTCTGATGATGTTTCATTCATGTTACTCTGTAATGTACTTGTTTGTGAAAAAAATGTTTACCCCCCTAATGCTATAATTGATACAACAAAACATGATAATTCAGTAGATAATATAAAGAATCCTTCTATTTATGTTACTCCATATGAAGAAGGGGCAATTGTTCGTTATATAGTAGCATTTCATAAAGATGCTAAGTAGATAGAATAAAATACTCTTCACCCCACTTGTGTTTTCCTCGGGATGTTTCTTTGAAACCATGTTTTTTATACCAGTTAATGATTTTATCATCATTGAGTGGTACGAGAGATAAAGTTGGATATAATTGTAATGATTTCTCTAAGAGAAAAGAACCCAATCGCAAGTTTTGATATTCACTTGCGATTGCTAAATATTCTAAATAAACTACACCATTGGGTTTTCTTTCAAATAAAGAAAAACCAATTAAAAGTTTTGTACTTTTGCTGCTGCTGCCGAAGGCGGTACAATAACTGTTGTTGTTGGCACCTTCGGTGCCCGTTTTGTTGCCTGTGGCAACAAATAATCCAATAGAACTATCTAATCTATTTCTCCAAACTGTTTCAAAATCGTCTTTCCACTTATCCGTTTCAAACAATCCTGAAAATATTTCATACGCCCTTTCATATTCCTCCTCCGTTAATTTTGATTCAAAAATGTTAGAATTTAAACGCGTCATTTTGTCATTGTTCTATTCTTACTAAAGAAAAAGAAAAAAGAAAAAATGTTTTGCTTTTTATTCATTTTATTTATGATTCTTTCTTTTATCTTCTATTTATTCTTTGATTTTTCTACTTATTGTATCGAAGATGATTACATTTTATGATCATATTTTATGATCATATTCATTCTCTATTTTTTGTAAAGCCCAATCACTTATTTCATAAGTCAAAATATCCCCTTTTACTGTGTAAAAGGGGGCTTCATAAAACATACAATTATCTAAAATTCTTTTTCTATTTTTTAGAGGAATTCTTACATCAGTAAAAAATCTATTAAATATATCATTCCATATTATAGTATTGATTGATATATTTTGATTATCTAATTTAATTTTTATTTTATTTATCATTTATTTTCTATATAGTTTAAAATATTTATATCACTCACCAATTCTTCAGATAGTGTTTGGGAAGAAAGAGGAAGTATACAAAGATCTTTTATT